CTTTTATAGATGCTACTTTAACCATTATCTTTTCTTTTTATTTTTCTTTTTTTTCTTTTTCTTTTTAGGCTTCATTCCGCCTCCGTAATGTCCTGGCATTATTTTCCTCCCTTCTTCTTTTTCTTCTTTTGTTTTTTCAGTATAGCTTTTTGTAAAGCCATTGGTAATTTTTTTTGTTTTTTAGTAAGAGCCATTATTCTACTACCTTTCCACCTGACCATTTCATTTCAGGTAATCCATTTGTATATTTTTTTCCATCAAACGTCAAAACTTGCTTTCTATTAGAACCCTCAACAAAGCTACAATGAACCCATCCCTTTTGATCATCATCAGGACAATAGTATTCTAATATAAGTTGATCGAAATCGCAATTTGCTTGAATAAAATATGCCACCTGTATATTTGCAACTCCAATCACCTCAAAATCAACTGCCTCCCCTTTGGTGTGCTGACTAGTAGCTTTTGATCCTATTGCCTCGCAAAGTTCAGGGCTTCTATATCCTGAAGTAACTATTACAGGCTTATCGTATTTGACTCTAACCTTTTCTAAAACTCCATAACAAACATCAGTCAAATTTTTTATTTCACCTGATCCTGCTTTATTTTTAATACCTAATCTTTGAGCTGTTTGAGACTTCTCAAATTCTTCTAGTTTAAAATGTTTTGATAATTGCATATGAACTCCTTTAATTAGACATTCCCATTATCCATAGAATAATAAAAATATAACATATTGTTTCCATTAATTAATAAGTGCGTCTATTTCTTCTTCAGTAAGACCTAAATCAACAAGTTTTTGTTTGCCTGATGCTTTTCTAGCTTGTTTTGTTTCTTGTTCTTCAATTTCTTTTTGTTCTTTAATTAAAAGTTGTTCTTCTTCCTTATCTCTTGCTGTTTCTTCTGCCTTTGTAAATTTTTTTCTTTTGCCATTTACTATTTTATATCTTGTCATATAAACTCCTAACTTTTTACTAATCCGTAAATTGAGATATGTCCTTTAGCTAAAAAACTACCACTTGACCAATAAAATCTAAATCCTGTTAATCTATCAGTTGTTTCTACATTTCCACCAGCAGACATACCATATCTTGAGCCGTCTTGTTGATGGGTTGAACCACGAAAATCAAAGAATTTATGTCTAGTAGTCGAATCAGTTTGATAAAAATGTAAAGTACCAGCAAATCCTCTTTCACCACTTGATGTTCCACCACCATCTCTAGTTAATCTGCCGTATTGTTGTCCTGTGTTAATAATTCCGTTTCCGTCTGAGTGTCTTACAACACTATAATAATAAATTCCTGATGAGTTAAAAGAACCTGAACTTTCGCTAGTAGTTTGCACTTGAAAATAAAAGTTTGAAGAACTAGAACCATCAGGTTGAACACCCTCAATAACACAATGTATCGTACTGTAAGTTCCGTCTAATATTTGGTTAAAATCAACGTATGACCCTGCACTAACTGCTGTTCTGCTAATTAATTGATAACCACCACTAGGAGCATCAACAAAACTTAAAACTCCTGAAGAATTAGTTTGTAACATTTTATCTGTTGCTGGAGCAGTAGATGGAAAAGTTAAAGTGTAAGATTGACCAGCACTATGGGGAGGTGATTTTAATTTTATTCCGTGTGAGTTCTGTTCACAGTTTAATTGAATATATCCATCACTTTGACCAGCAGTTCCTTTTGCCTCAAAACTTGGTAATGATGAAGTTGATATAGCATTTATTTTATCTCTTGTTACTGCATCGTTTTGTATCTTTGCCTCTATTACTGAATCTGTTGCTAGTTTATCTGCATTGACGGCAGTATTTTGTATTTTAGCAGTTGAAACAGTATTGTCGCTTGGTGTTCCTACTGAAAGCACATCACCTAAAACTAAAATAAAGTTTATAACATCACCTGTACTTAAAGCTGACGCAAACGTAATTGTAGAACCTGAAACTGTAAATGAATCTGTTGGTGCTTGGATTACTCCGTTGAGTGAAACTATAAATTGATTAACATTATCATAGTTTGTGAAATTAGAACTGCCACTTTGCATAGTGTAAGCCGCTTGACCATTGACTACACTTATTGCATCTAGTTTTACAAAGTTTCCGAAAGCTGGTTGTTTTCCTATATATCTAGTCATAATTAAAATTGCAGAGAAACGCCTGTTATTCTACACTCCTTACTTGCTAATGCTTGGTTCGCAAAAGATATTTTATATTTGATTTGAGTACCAGCAGTAACCGATAAGTCTGTTACTTTACAACATTTTACTCCCGTTGCAAAATCAGGTAATGCAGTTAAAGTTGCTGTAGAAAAATTGCTTCCATTATCGGCACTCATTTGAAGTACTAAATCAGTGTTAAGAGAATTTGTGCCAGCATTATCTTTATAGGTAATAACTGCTGATAATTTATTTACAGATGACGGAGCAGTGATCGTTGAACTTGTAAAATTTCCTGATGCGTTTGCAGTTGTTGTCGTTTTACTAGAGTGATCGCCATTTGCTGTAACACCTGATGCAAAAGAAGTACTCCAATATCTTGAATTATTTGTTGCCGCGTTTCCAAAACCAATAACGGCTCTACCTGATGACGGAACATTAGTAACTGTTATTTTTCCAGCACTAGGTCTTAAATTGTTAGACCCATCTACTGCTGTTATTGTTATAGTATTCGTTGAAGAAACGTTTTGTACTACAAATCCAGCTTCATCATTTCCACCATCATTATAGTAATGGGAAACGTGTGCGTCTGATATTCCACTTAAATTATAACTGTAGTTTGAGTTTCCCTCGTCAGAATAATTAGTGTTGAATGAACTTACACCAAAAGCTGATTCTGCTGTGGAGTTTAACCAATCAGTGTAGCTTGTGTGTGATGTTCCAAACCATTGAGTATTTGATAAAGAATCAAAAATATTAGGGTCGCTTCCAGCAGAGATAGATGTATCATCACTTATAATCATACCACAAGCCATATACTGCGCGCCTGATAAACTTCCTGAATTATCACCATTTGTTACAAACATTTTACAAGTAAAATCATTTGCTAAATCCCATAATTCATTTACTACACAACCACCATAAACTGAGTTACCTTGTTTTGCGTGGTTGGCTATAGTTGAGTTAGTTGCTTGTTCACCCCAACTTGGTGTGTTTACTCCCCCTGAATAATTAGATATTCTTTGTATTTCAGGAACAAAAAGATTTGATGTTGAAGAAATAGTTGAAATAAACTCACCTGTATTTCTTGGAGCATTAGTATTAGCTGAAATTCCTGAACTATCTTGAAACACGTCATAAAAAATTGAGTTTGATGATGTTGATGCTAAATTTTGATTTGCAAAGACTCTAAGACCCAATCGTGCTAAATCTACTTTTACATTAGGGTCTGCACCTACTCCACTTGGTAATTCTGTGACACTTGTTAATGCGTTGTTATTTAATTTAATTATAGCCATATTAATATTGTAAAGACACTCCTCTAACTCTAGCTTCTTTAGTTGCTGATTGATTTGCGAAAGATAATTTATATTTTAAACTTGTTCCAGCTGTTACCGACAGGTCATTTACTTTAGCCATTTTAATACCTGTAGAAAAGTCAGGTAAAGCTGTTAGTGTAGCTGTAGTAAAGTTAGAACCACCATCTGCAGATAATTGTAAAACTATATCTGTATTTAATGCGTTAGTTCCTTTTGCATCTTGGTAAGTAATAATAGCACCCATAGAAGATATACTTGATGATGCAGTTATATTGTTACTTGTAAAATTTCCTGTAGCGTTCAAAGTAAAATTTGGAATGAAAGGTTGAAATGATGCTAAACCAGCATTGTCATTTGGTCTGCCACTATGTAAAGCAATAACACCTAATCTTAAATATCTTGCTTGAAATGTTGGAAATCCTTGAACAGTAAAAGTATTAGTGTGTGTTGCACTTGTACTCATTACACCCATATTTATTATTCCCTCTGAAGTTCCTGAAGAAAAACCACCTGAATTTCCCGCACTTGAATTTCCTGTCCTTGTTGCACCATCTTGACTAGCTGAACTAAAATCAATATTTGTGTAAGTGCTATTATCGTTACTGTAGGATACTCTATACTGACTTATGTCACCCCAAGTATTATGTTTTCCTAAATTTATTTTATTTCCAAAATCTTTTACTTCTTTAAAATCAACTATTATTCCATAATTATCGCCTGTATTTGCAGGTGAATAATCAAAATAATTATCATTAGCTATAGCCAAAGCATCATCTATATATCTAATTCTAAATCCTGTGCCTGATGTATTATTTAAAATATCTGTAAAAGTATTTTGTACAGTATCTCCTGCTAAACCTTGTGCGTAGTATTGATAGTTTGTAGTTCCACCACCTATTTGAGTAGGATTAAAGTAATCTATCGCTTGATAACTATTAAAAATATTAGAACTCATATACTCGCTAGAAGAATTTCTATCTGTATTAGTTTCAGTATCAATACCTGTGTCATCTTGAAAAACATCTACATACATTGAGTTAGTATTATAAGCTGATTTGTTTTCGTTAGATGCTTGTCTAATAGCAAGTGTAGATAAATCATTAACAATTTTGTTATCGTCAAAAGAAGTTGCGTGTTGAGATACGCTTGAAGCACTAATTAAACTATTTGCGAAAGTTCCTGATGTAATTTTTGAAGTTGGAAGATCAGGAATGTCGCTAACTGCAAGTGGAACTGCTGATGGAACTCTGCCTATGTAACTCATTACGATACCTGTGTTAATAATTGCAACGCAACTGTAAGATTACCTGAAGAATCGTCTGATTGTGCTTGTATTTTATCAGAACTATTTAAAACGATTTTAGGTATTTCTAATGACGAGCCACTTGGTAAAGGAACTGTATTTAAAATCGTAAAAGCAGTTGTTGAACCATTATCATACTTTTTAAGAGTAACATTGATTGATGTTCCCCCTGTATTACATAATGTTCCAGCAATTACTAAAGATTTTGAACTAGCAGTTACTATATCCGTTAAGCTGTTATTAGAGATTGCTACAGTTGCATCATCAAAATTGTTTGCCATAATTTAACTTCCTAAAGCCACCGCAAATGGAATAGCATTTGGGTCAGCTTCTGTTATTGTCCCTGTTACGGACATATTACTTGTTATTGCGTTTGATGAGATATCTATTTCAAATAACTCTACGTTGTCCGTTCCGTCATTTAATTTTACTTTTAATTTACCTGACGTTCCTGAATCCACCCATAACGTGCCTTGTGCAACAGATGATGGTGCAGATGATCCTAGATTGCTAGTATTAATAGCTGCTAGAATATTATTGAGTTCAGTTCTAAATGAAGCAAAACCCTGATTGTCTAAAGTATAATCTGAAACTTGTGCCATATGTCTTTTTACTCCTATTCAATTAAGATTTCAAGCCATGTCCTACTGCTTGAAAATCAAAAGTTCTTGATATCCCTGTATTACTACTATTAAAAAACCTAATTGTAAAACCATTTTTAGATTTTGATGTTATTGTGAAAAAATCACCTGTTGCCATTCCTTGTGCTGCAACACCTATTGATGGGGTTGCAAAAAAACCATTTGTAAACGTTATATCTGTTCCTGAAGCTGATGAAACTATATCTTCACCTGACTCAGTTCTTTTTTCAAAATTAACGGAAAACTTAAGGTCGTGAACCTTTGCTCTTACTTTATTATCCTCAGATGTAATTCTACATCTAAACTTAAAAAATCTACCTTTTATAGTGCTTTGTTGTGCTATTTTTTGAAAGCTAGTTATATTTGCTAAATTTGAGTCATCCGCACCCACTTGTATTTCAGCACCGCATTGTATTTCACTTGATCCATCAAAAGGTGCTTTTGCATCTTCAAATAAGGTTGCTCCTCTTCCTGAGTCAAATAGATCGTATTCATCCTCACTACTCATACCCAATATAGCTCCTAAACTTACATCATATATAGCATCTAAGGATAAAGTATTTGAAAATGTATAAAAACCCTCACTAACAATATTACCATCAAAATTAGTAGGATTTGTTGATTGGTTAGTTCCTCCTAAATCAAACAAACCCTCCGCAGATTCTACATTTCCAACTCCATCGTCAAAGTTAGTTATAGTATCAAGTATTAATACCTTTCTTGCTGCGTTGTCCGTTGATATTGCAACGTTACTATCTCTTGTTCCTAAAAAATCTGCCATTATTCACTAAATACCTGTGTTTGTTTAAAGTTTGCTTGTCCGCTAATATTAGTTGATACAAATGATGCGTTTGCACTTGTATTACCTAATTTATCTACCGCTTTTATACAAAATGTTCCTGTAGCAAAATTAACAACTGCACTGTTAGACTTTCTTCTAACGACCTTTGCTAAAGGTGTGCTTTCGTTCCAAGTTGCACCGCTTGTCACATTTTGAAATCTTATCTCATACCAAGATATATCAAGATCTAGGACAGGTGTCCATGAAAGTTCCATTTGATTTGATCCAACTAAAGATACCGACAAATCAGTTACATCGCTTGGTATTTCTGTTGCACCGACTATTTTTCTTGTTGCTGAAGTATAAGTACTAGAAACTCCAAAACTGTTAATAGCTTTAACTCTTACATCATAGTTAATATCATCAACCACGTTTAGTAGTTCATGATTTAATTGTGAGCCTGTAGATATAATTTTAAAATTTGACTCTATGCTTTTTTTGGCCTCTACTTGATAGTTTTGAACAAATTGATCTGTTGAAGCTCCTATAAGTATATTTAATCTTGTAATAGTAATTCCATCTGCATATTCAATTAGTTCATCAGATAGAGTTATCGATGCAGGTGGTTGAATAGTAAATGGATCAGGAAGAGTCGTTGCAGGTGTACTAGCAACCTGACCTTTAGTAGCGAATGTATAAAAGCTGTCCTGATGCTCTACTAAAGTTAAACCTATGGTATAATCCTCGTTAAAAACCATTGATAAAACTCGAAAGGCCTTAGATGAAAAACCTAGACTGGATAATGTTATATTTACTATGTCTCCTATGTGTAATTCATATGCTTTGAAACCTGCTGTTATATTTAACCCTAAAGACTCTCTGCTTCTTCTAAGTATAATTTCAGACATCTCTTCCGCCTGATACGGACTTGTGATTGTCTTAAAGTCAAATTTTCCCTCAAGTAAGAAACCACCATCAGCAGTTTTCATCGTTGCGTGTCTGTCTGACGATGGCAAACTAGAATCATCTGTTGGAGGAAAGGTTACTTGATCCGCTTGGAAATTACGATCAGGGTTAATAAAGGTTGCTATCACTCTGTTGTATTTAGAATTTTTAGTTGGCGATGCTAAAGCATATCCTCCTATAATATCATCCTCACCCAAAGATACTGACGCAGATCCTGTTGTTTCTATAACTAATCTGTATTTACCTTGTACATAAGGAAGATAACCTCGACATCCTCTTAAAATATCTCTTACGTTATCTATTACTTTTCTTGAAGTATCTATCACTGCATTTGTATCAAATATATTTATATCACTTCCTCCTGAAAAGGGAGTGACTTGAGTTACACAGACTTGTGATGCATCATAAAAACTTTGTAAGTCTATATCTGAAGTTGCTATACCCTTTCCATATCTTTCGTTTCTTAAATAGTCTAATAAACAAAAAGCAGGGTTAGTTGAAAAAGATGCTGTTTGCTCTGATAAGTTTGCTGCTAGTGTAACAACTTTTTTACCTTTAATTTTAGCTTGTACTTGAGGGATGCCACCAAATACATCTGCATTCCATTTAAATTTAAGAGCTAAATAACAGATCCCTGATAGTTTGTGATTAGATCCCCAGCTAGATAATGTTGATAATAAACTTGATGCAGATTGGCCATCAGCTCCAAAATGAGGTTCTATTGTAATATATGATTGACCATCTTTATAAAAATTAGAATCTGAACTAGCAACAGACCTTTGAGTATTATCTGATAAAGCACCATCAAATGTTACTACCTTATCGTCTACTCTTATTTCCTCAATTGAATTTATCTCACCTTCACTAAGCACTAAAGCTACATATAAAAACTCGTTATCGTTGCCTGAAGTTTCTATAAAAACTCTTGTTCCTCCGATAAGTCTTTCACCATATATTACAGGTATTGATGCGTTGTTGGATTGTTTGTTTACTAAAATACCACGTTCTGTTTCTTCAAAATCATTAGTTCCAAAATCAGGAACATCAGGTTTTTGTGATCTACTAAATAACCATCCAATAGCAAAAATACCTAGAGCAACATATGGGTTAAAACCTTTGCCACTAAATATATTAACTGCACTTAATACAGGTTGAACTACCTCAACAGCTTTTTTAACTGCACCACCCATTATCCGTGAAACTCCCTTTTAAATTTTTGACCTATTCTATAAACATTGTTGTCTGCATCTAATCTTAACCAGTGAATAGATTGATTTACTTTCAAATATTCTTTAAAATAATTATAGACCCAACTCATCACCTCTTTTGGATTTTTTTTTATAATAATATCGTATAGCCATAAGTTTTTACCTGTTTGCCATTCCCACTTATGTAAAGTTCCTGTTTTTTTATATTGCTCTGCAACTGAATCACTTAAAAAAGCCCAATTAACAAAGCCATATATTTTTTTACCCTCGTTAAACACTTTGTACTGATTTAAATTTATTGATGGATAAATATGGTAGTAAAGATCAGAGTAACTATCTTTTTTATATTTACCAAATGATTGATATAATTTTATAATTGAATCCATCATCTTCTACCCCACTTCAAGTCAAGGACAGTTTGAGAGCTAAAATCCATTCCAACATCTGTGCTAAAAAACCTCTGTTGGGAGTTGTTATTAGTTTGCCTTCCTGATTTTTTGTCAAAGTCTGCCCAATGAGAAACAACTGTTAAAGTGACGTTTGACTCTGTTTCTGACTCGTTAATTTGAAAGGTATCAATGTTTCCTGAATATAATAATATTGGATCTGCTATAAGTGCATTATTTGAGTCTAGTAATCCTCTAAAAATATCAACTGTATCGTTTACAACATTTTCATTTAAAACTGTTGATATGAAAGTCGTATCTGCTCCTGATAAAGTAATATTTAAACTTGTTTTTGTAAGATCAGTTTCTTCAGTAAAAGTTGGAGTAGCAACTAAAAATGGCGATGCAGTGTAAGTAGTGCTAGATCCTGAAACAGATGAAGTTAAATTAAAACTATTATCCGTAATATTTATTGGAGTTGAAAAACCAATAGACAACAAATGAACAGGTCGTATTTCATTTGTTAATAGTTCGTTCTTGAGTGCTGTCGTTAGTGTTCTTGCCATAATCTTCTATACTCTTTCTAATTACCTTTATATCACCATTAACTTTATAGTCAGCATTTTTTGATGGGAAGTCATGCTTTTTTAAATCAAGTTTATTAACGTCAATAGACTCTGCCTCTACTATCTCTTCAGCTAGTATGTCAGCATTCATAAAATATTTAATTTTATATTGCTTCTTCGACATCTATTTCAAATTCGTATAATAAATTTCCATCCTTATCAGCACCAACAGCTCCAAACTCTTGAACATCGTTTGTCATATGAACTTGGAAAGGCACGTTATTATAAGTTACAACCTCATCATCTGATAAATTAGATAATAAGGGAGGTTCAATAGTTACTGTTGCTGCACCTGATGATGGAGTAAACTCGGCAACTATCATATAAACTTTTGTGTGTCCTGCAAACTTTATAAAATCACCTGACTTGAGTCTACCAGCACTATCAGCTCCAAATCCATCCATAGCAATAGTTGTGTCCCCTGCTGTGTGTGATCCGTTTACAGATACGACCTGATTCTCAGATCCTCTAGTGCTTTTTACTTCAGGTGGAGTAATTGTAAAATTTTCTTTTGATGCTCTTTGCTTTACTATAAAAGCCATAAGCTCACCATATATATCAGATCGTTTTCCTATAATAATTTTTGCAGTAAAACCAAATCTCTGATTGTCTATTTGTCTTGATAGTTTTTTTCCTGATAAGGATTTAGATATAATAGTATTTTGTATTGATCTGATTCCCATAGTTGAGAAATCAGCGGTTGATATTGGAAACGCACCTGCCATTAAATTAACTCCCCTCTACCTTTTTCTGTTAAAGCATTATTTATTATTGATGTTATTGTTGCTCTATTTTCTACTAAAGCCTGATCAAAGCCTCTAGAGTCTATTGTATTTATATTAAAGTTTACAACAGCAGATCTACCGCCTGTTCCTCTAGCTGATTGAGTAATTTGACCTGTACTATTGGGAATAAACATTTCTGCACCTCTTTCACCAACTAAAAGCGGTTGTCCTTTTCTTACAGCTCCACCATTTGCCATAGCAGTAAAACCTAAAAAACCTAAAGGATTTCCTGACATTAACATCATAGCAGATTGAATTTTTAATTGATGTCTTAATTCACCTGTTTTCTTTTTCTCTGTTTCTAAAGTATCTTTACTTAAAATATTTTTTATCTGTTCTTGTATAACCATCTGTATTGTAAATGCTAAAGCCTCTACCAATAATCTTTGAGCTAGTTCTTTAAATGATTTGTTCAGTTCTTTTCCAAGAACAACAGCTTCTGCAAGTGATCTAGAAAAGCCTTTTACTCCGCTTAATATAAATTTACCTATCGTGTCGTTTATAGACTCTAGATCTTTTTTAATTTGGTTTTTAATAGAGTCTTGTATTTTGCTAAATGATATTAAAGTTTTTTCTGAGCTTTGCTCTATTCCTTTAAGTTCTTTTGTAAGTTCTGCTAATTGCTCTTTTGATAGTATTATATTTTCTTCTATTTTTTTAATAAACTCATTTACACTTTTAAATGCTGCACCAAACTCTTCAGTCTTTTTAGTGCCACCAAAAATTTTATTTGTTATTGCATCAAGATCAACACCAATAGCTTTTAGCAATCCAAGAATACCTACTGATATAATTTTACCTGTTCTACCAAGCATTAAGAAACCAACAATACCCATTTCTCTTACACCTGGTGGAAGGTTTTTAATTACATCTACTAACCCTCCAATACCAACAGCAACGACTTGAAATATAGGTCGTAATATATCAAGCAAAGCTGCACCGCCAAGTAATGCTTGTTTTATAAAATTAACTAAACCCTCACCAACCGCTGTTGCAAATTGAGTTAGTGCTTTTGAGTTATCCTCTATGCCTTTGTTAATTACTACAAGTGCGTTTTTAAAGAAATCAAAAAAACCAGCTCTATTTGTTTCTAATTTAAATTTAAATAATTTATCTGATAACATTGAGAGAGTACCAGTAAATGTAGTTGCAAGAACCTCAGTTGCTTTACCAAATCTACCATCCTCACCAAACGTATCTTCAAATGCTTTTATAGTAGCTTCAGCTGTAACAGTAGCTCCAGCTTTAAATCCTAATAAAGCTCTAACACCTCTTTCTCTAAATACATCAGCTGCTGCTATACCACCTGCAAAGGATCTTTGAATTTGCTCTGCGGTTTGTCTAAAGTCTAATCCTGTTACTGCTGCTACGTTACCTGTTATTTTAAGGATACGAGTTAGGTCATCTGCATCTTTTGCGACAACCGCTAGGTTACCTGATGCAGATGATATTTCCTCTAGGGAAAAAGGAACTCGTGCTGCAAATTTAATCAAGTTATCAAATGCTTTTGTTCCTTGTTTAACGTTACCAAATAAAAAATTAAATCTAATACCTAAGTTTTCAACTTCAGATCCCACTCGTACAATTGATCTAATAGCAACACCACCACCAATACCAAGTAAGGCAGATTGCACAGAAAAAATTGATGCTCTTAAATTGGCTAGACCTTTTTGTACACTACCAAGAGCTGCTTTTGTCTTATCACGAGCTAATACATTTAAAACTAAATTTTGTGCCATTATAAAGGTCTCTTTCTATCGTATTCTTCTTTTTCTAACATAAAATGTGCTATCCACAAATTAAATTCCTCTTCAGGCATATCTAATACCTGCATCAAGGTTATTTTTAACCTGTCTGCTACTATTAGCATATTTCTAATTTCAGGAGTAGTGTTTAGTTTTTTTTTGACTCGTAAGCTGACGTTACTTGAACCATAGCAGTCGATATTTTTGCTAATACATCAGAATCAACTTTATGCATAATATCCATTTTATCTGTGCTAGAGAAAAGTTTATTACCATCTTTATCTAAAGCCTTTAATATAACTACGTCAGCAAGAATACCGACATCATTTAAATTACTTGAGCCTGAAAATAGTTTTTTCTTTTCAGCAAGTGTTATTGGTTTCCAGTAAATAACAGAGGGTTTACCATCCTCGTCAGGCCACTCTTCAATCTCAATGGATTGGATTCCTAAAGCCTCAAAGTGAGATTTAGCTCTATCTATTAGTGACATATATTATTATTCTGTACCAATCGTTAAAGCACCTGTTCCCTGAAATGTAACACTTCTAGCAACGATACCATCCATAGGTTGGTTAACACTCATTCCAGTTACTATACCTGTACCTTCAAAACTTCTGTCACCTGATGATGATCCTTCAGGTAATAATTTAAAAGTAAGACTAGATCCTGCTGTCAATTGTGTTTGTGCTGAGTCTGTTTCGTCAAAGTGCATTTCTAGAGTTCCTGAAAACGATGTTCTACCTGCAACAAAAGATTTTGCTGCATCTGCCATTTTTGTACTTTCAACAACGTCTCCTGTTGTCTCTAAAGTAAATGAGGTTAACTCACCTACTCCAGTTCCACCGATAGCAACTTCGCCTTCTTTTCCATGATGTACTGCCATATTTATTCCTCCGTTAGATTGCTTATATTATTTTTCTTGTTCTTCGTCAAACTCTTCTTCATCTTCTTCTTCCCAATTTTCCTCTACTTCCTCATCTTCTGAGTGATCCTCTTCAATCTCTTCTAATAAGTCTTTTGCTTCTTCGCAAAGTAATGATTCTTTATCGTGTAATTTTTCTATCTTGTCTATAATTTTTTTTATCTTACTAACTTTGTTTCCTATTTTTGCCATCGCTTATCCTTTGTTATGGTGTTCCTGATTCAAATGTGTAAATACACCTGATAGTCATCCTGATCCCACCAATAGGGAATAAAGTCCCCTCGTCAGTTTCAACAGATATAACTTCTGTATCAAGTGCATTACCACCTCTAGTAATATCAGATTCTAATTCAGTTTCAATAGCGGTGATAAGTTGATTTCTTTTAGTGTCAATATTTGTTTCTGCACCTTTAACAAAACCTGATAAAACGAAGTCTATTGTTCCTTGCCTTCTTTTAGCCCCACTTCCAATTTCTATATCTTCTCTTGTTTCCTCGCTTGTTTGCACTATTACAACTGGATATTGTTTATCTGATAACTCATCTAAATCAAAAGGTTGTCTAGTTACCTTTTTGATTGAAGGGCTTGTTATACCGCTTATAGTTGAAGCTATATTTGATGCTATATTCTCTCTGTTGCTCATAATCTAAACTTTCTTATTTCTTTTTCCATAAAAGATACAAACTCTCTCTGTATAATACGTTCTGTCCTTTTATCAAAACCAAAAAACTCTCTTTTTGGTTCATTTAATACTTGATTAAATAAAGCCCTTGTTCTCATTTCGCCTCTATTAAAAAAAACTGTAGCTTTTCTGTTAGAGTGAACTTTACCTGTTAAACTATCTAACATCTCATTGCTATATCTGAGATCTACCTTTTGTGGTTTACCCTCTGCCTCTAATCTTTTTATATATCCATCACTATAAGGAGCAAATTTACGTCTTCTAAAATCTTTTCCTTGAGATGTTAATTCTTTTATAATTGCTTGTAATCTGAAACTTGCTCTTGCTAAACCTTTACGAGTTATGCTTGGAAATTTATTAAAAAATCTATTTAGTGATTTTTGTACAGACTTTGCGTTGGATTTGATCCTAACATCTACTGCCATTATCTAATTAGTCTGCCTGTACTATGTAATGGTTCTCTTTCGTTTTTAACAATAGTTCCATCCCCTGAAGCATCATATTCCACACCATCTTCTAGTATTGCAGCCCACTCCTTGTTATATTCAGACATATAGTGTTCGCCCATTCTCTCAAATCTATCTTTTTCTGTTTCAGGTCTAAACTTTGTTAAGGCAGGAGCAAGGAATCTTCCTATAAATAAATATACCCCAGCTCTCTCGAATTGATCTAGGTTAACCTTTGTATTAACCATTTCATTTGTATTTAAAACTGTAATATCTGTATAAACATTAGTTTTATATACAGGCCACCATTCAATTCTTAATTGTCTTAAAATATCGTTTGTTGTTTGAGCAAAAAAATTAACTGCTTCAGTATCAGTTGATGAAATACCAAAACCAAAAATATCAGGTTGATATTTAGTTACATCACTTGCTGTGATAACATCTGATCCAGTATAGTTAGCCATTATTCAGCACCTTTAAATAACCACTCAACGTACTTATTCCATACTTTTTTTACTAGCTTTTTTAGTTTTTTTAACATTTTTTTTCACCTTGCTTTTAAGTGTGTTGACAGCTTTTTTATAAACTTTCTCAACTTTGTTTTCTGAACTTATAACAGAAAAACCTCTTTTTTGATATACAAGTTTATTAGTCTCATAATCTAACAAATCTCTTTCAATAACCTTATTGCCTCTTTGTAATTTTACTCTAGCAACAGGATCAACTTTAATTTTTACCATTTTCCTCCTAACGATCAGGGGCGAAAGATCGCCCCTGAAATTTGGTTATTATTGTACTGAAGAATCGTAATGTAACTCTACACCATATGAATCGTGGATCTCTCCAGTTCCATATACTGCTGTTGCTACAATCTCATCTGCTCTTAAAGATGCATCTCTTTGAGTTTCTACTTTTAGCCCTTGCATTTCTGCCATTGCTAAAGCATCTCTGTGGAATGCTGCACCTTTATAGTCACCTGCATTACCTGAGTTAGACATATTTGATGTTTCAAATTCTCTCATACCAGCAAGTGTTCCTACAAAACCGCTTCTTAATGCTTCGTTTGCTAAGTCGTTTGCATTTGAGTTTGCAAATGTATTAGTTAAGTTAGCTTTTAA